GAGAGCGTTGATATTCCACCCCCAAAGAGTCATGGCAAGCAGGGATCGAAAGCGACCGGGTAACGCTGATATGTAATATCAGGCCGTGCCTGCTCTGCCGCATAGGGAATTGCAGCGCCAGAAATTATGCCCACCTAGAAAATCGATAATAAAGTTGAGCATACTAAAATTTTCCTTGACCTATCAGGTTTAGCAAACTAAAGTTCGTGTTAAGCAAACAAACACGGAGTTAAGCAAGCATGAACACACTAGACAGACACTTCCACCGCGCCCAGCAGCTCATCAAGGCCGGCGCACTTTCACGCAAGCCAGCACGTCAGCGGACAGCAGCTCCGATGTTCTACGAGCTGACAGCCGGCGACGGGGCGATGTACGACACGCCGACTTATATCCGCAACCGGATTTCACAGCACGACTTCGATAACCGGTGCAGGGCTGTGGCTTACACGGATCGAGTCCGAGCAATGTTAAGGAGTGCAGCATGAACACAGTAACGGTTCACCATCCAGTGCCAGGCGAAACCAACTCATTCACAACCGTCATGGGGATCATGGGGCAGATGCAGATTAACTGCGCTGAAACCGGTGATCGAGGCGGCGCGATTATCCGTCAACCGCGAAGAGGCACTGGCGATGTCAGCGGCCTTTGCAGAGCTTGCGAAGGATATTGAGGGCGCCGAAAGCATCGCAGCCCTGAACCGGAGGATCGTCGCATGACTCACACAAAATGCAGCCAGGCTTACCGTCGCCACCGCATAGCCGGACACGACCAGCAGTGTTTCGCAGCCTTTATGACCATGCGCCACTTGATCTCGTCGTACCAGGGAGCGGTTGTGCGGCACCGGAAGCGGTTGATTTTGGCGATGAAGAATATGGAGGGTGTGGTATGAGCGACACAAAATTTACTAAAGGAAACTGGCATTGGCGCGAAGACAAGTGGAATGGCGGATGGTCTGGTCTTTACTCCGACAACGACACGCCAGTCTTAGAGCCTCAAAGCTGCAATGAGGGCAATGACGGGGCCGCTTGGTTTGCGACGGTTGATGACGCTGGCGAAGAAGGTCTGACCGATGCTGACCGGGCATTGATCGCCGCAGCCAAGAAGCTTTATTGGGCTTTAGAGCAAGCCGTTACATCACTTCAGGACTCCGGTTATGGAAACAAGCACGTAACTGTTATGGCTGCCAAACAAGCGCTTGCCGAGGCCAGAGGGGAGAAATCATGAGCAAATCAAAACATGCAGCACCAGCGCGAACAGGATGACGCCGCCGAGATTGAAAACATGGCCCGCGCACTGAAAATTGAAATGAAAGACGCGCTGGCTATTAACCACTATTCGAGATGACCGGCGGGCGTGATGCGTTGATCTTCGACCGAGATAACGTGATCGACGTGATGATTGACCTTGATTCGGAGGGTTTTAATTGGGCGGTTGTTTCACAGGATGCAGTCATTTTGGCAGAGCTGAAAGCGCGGGCGATTGAGGACATTGTCGGTAATGCAGCGCACAAGCTGCGGCGCATGGCGGAATGGGAATTCAACAAGAAGGATGAAGCGGCATGAGTTCTATAGCAACAATCACCCAAGACATTTACGCCACGCGGATGCGTTCTCGGCGGTCGCGTGTGAAACCGGACTGAACTTTGATAGCGAGGCTGGCTTTGCTATGCAGGCTATCCAGTCCAGCGATTACATGATGAAGATGGCCATGGGCAACCGGCAGTCTGTCGTCAACGCTGTGACCAATATCGCGGCCATAGGTATCAGTCTTAACCCGGCAAAGAAACAGGCGTACCTGGTGCCTCGTGACGGCAAGGTGTGTCTTGATATCAGTTACATCGGGCTGATGGATCTGGCCATGGCCACCGGCTCAATCCGCTGGGCGCAAGCTGAACTGGTTTTCACCAATGACAGTTTTTCGCTGAACGGCATGGATCGCCCGCCGACGCACAGCTTTGATCCATTCTCCAGCGACCGGGGCGAGCCCAGAGGCGTTTATGTTGTCGTCAAAACCGTTGATGGCGATTACCTGACCGAAACCATGAGCGCAGCCGAGGTTCACGCAATCCGTGACCGCTCCAGTGCATGGAAGGCATGGATTGCTAAAAAGTCGTCCTGCCCATGGGTGACGGATGAGCCGGAAATGTGGAAGAAGACCGTCGTTAAGCGGGCTTATAAATACTGGCCGAAGACCGAGCAGCTAGAAAAGGCAATCCACCACCTGAACACCGATGGAGGCCAAGGCATCGCAGGCATGGGCCCGGCACAGTCTGATCCTGATATGGCGAAGCGCTGGGTGGATCAAATCGTCAAAGCCGGAACTAAAGCGGCTCTGACTGACATTTGGAAAAGTGCCGTAGCTGAAGCGCACAAGGCCGGCGATATGGCGGCGTTACAACCAAATCAAAGCGGCTGTTGAAAAGCGTGGCGGTGAGCTGAAGGCCGCAGAGCCGGAAATCATTGAAGGGGAAACAGCATGATTATTTTAGACCTGCCGCAAGGCTCACAAGAATGGCTCGAAGCTCGGGCCGAGGTAATAACCGCTTCTCGTTTTATTGACGCCAGGGCACGACTAAAGGTTGCCAGCAAGAACGGCAAGGCTGGCGACTTTACCGGTAAGGCAATCGATTACGCATGGACAATCGCAATGGAGCGGATTTCTGGCCAGCCTTTGGATCAACCTTCGTCACATGGCAGATGCGCCGGGGATCGGAGTTGGAGCCGGAAGCCCGCATGGCTTACGAAATGGAAACCGGCCTGCTGGCTGGTGACTCCGGCCTGATCCTGACCGATGACAGTGTATTCGGCTATTCGTCAGACGGCTTGGTTGGCGATGACGGACTGGTGGAAATCAAATGCCCGGCCAGCTGCCAGAAAATCGGCAGCATTTGGAGCGACCCGGCCAATGCGACCGCTGAATACATCGACCAGATTCAAGGCGGCCTGTGGATCACCGGGCGCAAGTGGTGCGATTTCATCATGTACTGCCCTTGGCTGGAGTCGGTCGGCAAAGAGCTATTCATTCAGCGTGTTGAGCGCGACGACAATTACATTGAAGCGCTGGAGCAAGACTTGTTGGCGCTTAATGTGCTGATTGAGAAGTACCGCAAAAGCATTACTGAAGCGCCTGTATCTCAATCTTCGGTTCCAGCACAGAGGGCGGCCGCATGAGCATCGAACAAGATTTGGTACTCCGTGAATACTGGATTGGATACCTGCGTGAGCGCTCCCTGGAAGCCTTGGGCGAGCGTTTTCACATAACCCCATGCGCTATATGGTACATCGAGAAAAAGGACGGCAACGGCGTCAGGAGCGAGAGAAACGCGCAGATCAAGAAGCTTCGGGCGCAATACCGTTCAGCTAATCGCACCCAAATGCCGAAGTTTCACGTGAAAGCGATCGCAGCACGGCACGGCGTCTGTGAGGCGACTGTTACCCGGCGACGGATGGCAGAGATTGTGGCCAAGGCGCAAGCGGGTTACGACGATGAGGGCTGTAGCATGAGCTTTCTGCAAGAAGCAAACGCGGCCTACATCGACACGGGGCCGAAAATTGACCACATGGCGCTGCCTATTGATCGGCGCCCAGATCCTGAAATTCTACTGGACCGTTTTTTTCATCCCGGCTCACGGCGAGCAATCGTGGGATCACCTAACAAGCTGCTGGATTCCTTTTATCCAGACTGGCCCCCGGGAACGGAAACTCTGGAGTAAGCGCAGAGTAGCGAAAGCGATTGACGCCCTGGTTGACGCCGGATTGATTGCCGATATCGATGGCAGCGATTGCAAGTGGCGGCTAACTGCGGAAGCACGTAAGAAATTTTGACCGGAACGGGAGGATTACAGCATGAGTGATAGCCGATTAGCGTTTGAACAAGCCATAGAAAACGAACACCCGGACGATTATTCTTTTGATTTTGATCCCAATGGCCATTATCGCGACGAGATTCTTGAGCGCCATTTTTGGGCATGGCAAGCCAGCCGCCAGGTGCTTAAGGCTGATGAGCAGGTGAGTGTGCCGGAAGGATACGCGCTTGTGCCGAAGATGATGACGTTGGATTTTGAGGCCATGGGACGTCTGCTGTGCATGACCGGCGAAGACTTTACTAGAGATGAGTTTCCAGAGTGTGTCTTGTGGGTTGGAGAAACCCTAGACGATGAAGGAAGTGTGGATGCCTATGGCTTAAATATCGCCTGCAATGAATGCTTAGAAGAGGGCTCAATTCCTGTGATTGAGTTTGCAAATCCTGTTGTGACTGGGGCTGGCGATGGAGCAAGCGTGCCGGATAACGAGTACGTCAGAGCCCTGCAAGACGCTTGCGATATCATCCAGGCCGATGCCAACACTGAGCAGAACTACGGCTCTCTGTGCCGGATAGGCGCGGCGCTGGCCAAGCTGAAGGTGATGCATGAGTGATCTTATTAGCAAACTAAACGCAGCCATTCGTGAACACGCCTTGCCGTCATGCCCAACCTATCAAATGATGATCGACTGTGCTGGTGAGATAAAAACGCTGCGTCAACGAGTAATCGACTGCGGCTCATGTATTGAGCGCCGTGAGCAAATAAATACCCAGATGCAAGTCGAGAATGAAAGATTGCAAGCTCGAATTACGAGTTATCGCTACAGCGTCGAAATAGCGGAATTGCTGATTGAAGGTTTGCTGGAGTACGCAGAGTGCAACGATCCCGGCAGCCCTTATATTGGCAAAGCAAAGGCGTTTCTGGGTCAGGGGGGTGATGCATGAGCTATTCAAAGTGGGTGCGAGAAAAGCGCTTGATTGAGTTGACCGGAATGACCAAGGATCAGATCAGGGGGCGAAGGGATGCGCGGGGAATGGGGTCGAGCGGCGGCAATGGAAGTGGGGGCCGGACGGTAAAAATCTGGTACAGCCCACAGGAGATAGACAAATGGGTAGAGCAAGAAAACGCGGCTTAAACCCTGAACAGGATAGAGAGGCGGCTGAAAGGTTGGCCGCCAACTCTGCCGGCATTGAGATTCGCGGTGACGCCATTCGGATCGACTTCATGTACGACGGTAAGCGGTGCCGGGAGAC